CACGGCAATGCCGAGAAAGAGAGGAAGCCTAACCTAAGTTAGTACCAACCCCCCAGGTCCTGATGATCATGAACCAGAATGTTTGCTATCGTCCAGTAACCACGCCCTCTTACGTTGACAAAATTGCCAACACTTGAAGGCTGGATTAACTTCTCGTAGAGAAGCGCTAATCCAGATGCCTGTATCGGGATCGAACGATAGACGGGACACCGCACTACCCAAGCATCGAAAAAACGATGCCGAGGAGGACAGTACTCGTCGAGGTCGGATCCGATACAGGAGTTGATTGTGATGGGACCGTAAAATCTAAGATTTTTTGGAACCAATCGAACCAACCGAGCGTGAGCGCCAAGCCAAGCTTTATCGCGGAAATCGCTATTACGGCGATCACAGCTATACAAAGCAACTTGGTTAGCCATCCGAATAATTCTTTCAGCATTATTCGGTGCCTCCTTTATATAGAAAGGCGTTACTGAGACACCATTAAACCAGTGGAAGCCACAACTTTCTCGGAAAAGTCCTGATGCATAAGACTTCTTTAAATTAATAGAGAAGCCAACTGCAGAAAGAACTTCAACTAGAAGAGGATAAGCCTCCACCGGGACGATGATATCGTCCCCATAAACCGACACATCCCCTAGGGGAAGATTGAGATACTGACAGACCGCAGTCGAAAGACCGTAGAAAATCAGCGTCTCAAGCTCAAACGTATAACCATTACCCATTGACGAGAACTTCTCTAATTCAATAAAGTTGTTTCCGTCTTTAGTAAAGGGTGAACGCAGGGCGTCGAGAGTATCGAACCAGTCAAAAGGGAGCAAGTCTAAGACGAGCCACCAAGAAATCCGGTCTGATGCACTACTAAGATCAATAGTCGCCAAGTCTAATCTACGAGAAAGCTGCTGATTTCGGGTTTGATCACTAGTATCAATTCCGTCATACTGCAGTTTTCTCTTGATCAGCTGGCCTAAACCTTTCTGGAAAAAGATATTCCACCTAGGTTCAGAGCTAATTGGTCGAAGTGTTTTTGAGTTTTTTGGTACAAACATAAGCTTATTGTGCCGCACAACCTTAAGTTGTGGTAACGGCCCGGTCGTCTTCATCATTTCGAAGACGGGCCAGCTAAAGACGCCTTGCTTAGCAAGGAGTTTCAGACAATTAGCGGTGACATGACCTGGATCCTCCATTTTATGGAAGGGGGATGTCAGTCCCTTTGTGCCCAGGTCAGATCCGGGACCAAAACCAGAGTTTTCAAGTGCGTAGGGTACGTCCAGAGGCCCCAAGACATTAGAGATTTTCCGCTGAGCAAGTAAAAGAACTTTCTCAACGTGAGGTAGGAAATTAAATCCACCCTCAGCTCTAAGTCTAAAGATCTCATTCGTACCTTGACAACTAAGCTCTGATTCGATCCACTTCGCCCGGCCTACGGCCTCTTTATCAATACCAATATCTACATCAGCATACTTACTCAGTAAGCTGGCGCAGAGGTAAGTGATCTGGAAGTCGTAAGCGTAGTTGAAATGGATCGGGTCCACCTCCCAGGTCAGTAGCTGTCGATACTCTTTATGCTTTAAAAGCATATACCATTTCAGACAGGCAGGGTGATCCGGAAGATTCTCGCCCAATCTTAAAAGAGTTTCATGAGGATCCCTCACGGGATCAGTGAAATCCTTATGGAAAGACGATACTTTCGATTTCAAATCAGAAAGTCTCACATTTTCTCCTTAGATTGTTGAAGCCCCAGCCGTTAGGCGTGGGCTTCGAGAGTGGCGTCGAAGCTCAGGGTCATACTCTCGATAAGACCGTCCAGGAAGCCAGCATCCCCAAAGAGATCTTTGAGGTATTTGGCCATGTCCTGGCGGTTTGCGAGAGTAGCCTTGTCACTGAAGACCAGTTCGACGTTGGCGAGATTCACGTAGCTGACCTTCGGGTCAGCGACGTATCCGCCGTCATCGGTGGTTCCCAGAGTAGCCAAGTACGGCACTGCGAGTTTGATCTGCGCCTTGTAAGAACGGATCTGTGCCGTCGGGTGACGGTTACTGATCGTCAACGTAGGGAACCCAATGGGCACCCCACTGTTGACGGCAGTATCCTTCCACGTGGCCAGATTTCCGTTGATACCGAGGGCTTGCATGGTCAGTTGCTTAACTGCACCCACGCCGATTGCGACATTTGTCTGCATGAGATCACTTTCATGTGGCTTTTAAAGCCGGGATGGGAGTCTATTTCTTAGAAACAGACTTACGGAATGTGTTCTGGAGAAGAGCAACAGCCGAGTTCACATGAGAAAAAGAGAAAGGATTCTTCACTCGAGGAAGAGAAGGGGTTGGAAAACTGTATAAAACAGTTCTCGTATACTCCCGCTCATTCATCTGTGTCTGAAAATTTACTCTTGCTTCGAAATATGGACTCAGCTCTTTTATCTCTCGAGCTCCAGAAACACCACACTTCAGTTCAGATAAGTTTTGCCGGTACCCCCTTTTGAATTCGAGGCCATCGAAAGCTGTGAAGCTTTCAAGCCAAGGACCAATCGGAAGGAACCAGTCAACAACGAAGCTGTACGGAAGAAGTTCCCATGCTAGAAGAGCGGGGTTTGTGAGACCTGTCTTCCCAGCCAGCAGAGCTGATTCGCTAGGTATCTCATACTCGACGTAATATCGAGTGGAGTACTTCGCAGAAACAGATGCGAGGCCGGTTTGCATACCGAAGAAGCTGCCCTGCAGCAAGTTTTGGACCTTTTGTTCCGAAGAACTCTTGGCTTTCAAAACTGGCTGTCGATCAACTACACGGCTTGCAAGTAGCTCAGCTGCTGAATAAACGTCTCCGAGTAGCGGCTTCCAGCCGTATTGGAGTTCCAACCATAAGTTTCCTGCCGCATCCAGAGGATCGCGAGCACGTGCCTTATGATAGGAGGCGAGAACTTCTTTTCTAGGTCGGGTTTTCATCCCCAGAGCCTGGAAAGCGAGGTTCGGTTTCCCATGCTTGATTGCAGCAAAAGCCGTAACGAGTCGATCGATAGTGGAATGAACCATATCGACGACCTGTTTTCGCTCTGCATACATTTGGGCAAGGTTGACTTTTTCGCCTTGTATACGTTCAATCAGCTTAGCTAACGCCTTCTCCTCGGATGAGTGGTCGTTTAAACGATCAACCCATCCACCACGGAGATAGGTGGCCGACAAAACGCTTCCCATAACGAACTGCGCAATCGATATTCCGCTTAAGCGGTAATACTGAGCGTAGCCGAATTGGTCCTGCGAGAAGAGTTCTCCTGAACCGCAACTGATACTCAGAGAGTAAGAGTGGTACGGATTTATCGGGAGGTGGCGCCTCTTCACAGAGTGAAAGCCGGGAGTTCCAACGCTTGTATGCTCCTTAAATCCTACGAGTTCGTAGTCATCAATAATTGATGCATTGAACATATCGTAGAAGGTGGGGGACATATAACCGGAGTAAGAACCGACTTCGAATCTCTGATATGTCGTGTAAAAATGCTTGTAACCCATATAACCTTTCCTGTTGCCTTTGTAAGGCCACTGGTTGGGCCAATAGGACTAATAGCAGATTTACCGCCTCGGTCATTGGGAGTAGACCGATCACTCACTAGTCTAAGACTAGTAAATGAACCAGTTCAGCGGAGAATCCTTCCGTCTTGCTCACGACGAACTGCGAGCTCCAGGTAGTACTCTATACGAGCACTAGACCAGAGATCATAGGCAGAAGTGAACCAAACGGAGGGGCCGCATTCCTTCAAAAACTCAGTGACCTTCTGATTTAGTTCAGTAGGTACCGAGCCGAAGGCCTCGTATTTAGCGAGTTCTTTTGCAAGGTGACTTACGAAAATCATTTCAGAGCGTGTCATTAAATTTCCTTAGGAAGTGGACTGGGATACCGGGTAACCGGTGGAGAGACCTATGGTCACTCAAGAAGAGGG